CAAATGTGAAATCAACAGACAGAGCAATTGCAGCGCATGAAGTTCGTTCAGGTATTAATGCTCTTGTACAGTCAGTAGCTTCAGATGTAAACTTACTTGGTGCGATTGATACAAACAGAGAAATACAAGGCAAGCCTGCCAAAATATTTGCTCTTGTTCATGACTCAATTCTAGCAGAGGTAGAGAACGATTTTGTAGATGAATATTCAGAAATATTAAAAAGAAATGTTCAAAAAGATAGAGGACTTTCAATACCAGGGTGTCCAATTGGGTGTGACTTCGACATAGGAGAAGACTACTCATTTGGTAAGTTTGCAGATAAATATGAATCTGGAGACAATTAGATGGCCTGTATATGTTCTTCATTCTGATGAAATAGAAGAACGAGACGGACTATTATTTTGTGATACACAAATAGTAGATGATAGAAATATGAAAGGAACAAGTCTTGGAATCAGAAGATTACAAACTCCCCACAAAAATTTATATAGACTTAAAGTGATGATAGAAAATTTTCAAGATTTTGTACATCATAAGGGTCTAAATTATATAGATAGTAATGGTAAATATTTTCGTTGGGTGAAGAATAAAACTTGTAGTCTTATAAGCCACAAGATAGAAAAAGTTCAGAAACGAGATATTGCTACTCTTATATGGTGTAAAAATATACCTTTTCCATTTTTTGTAAAGAGACCACCCGAAGCTAGACTTCGGTATGCTAGTGTGCTTTACATAAATAAACGACCCTCTGTATTATATTCATTTTCGGAGAAAGAGCAAAAGAAAACTTGGCGTAAAATATGAAAGCAGTATTAAGTAACAGAATATTCCTAGAAGTAGATGCTTCTTTACAATCAAAGCTCGATGAAGAGCTGACATATTCAATACCCCCAAGAAATCCACTAGACCCACCTTTCATAATAAAGAATATGGGCATAGTTCGAAAAGGGTTGGTTACTTTACCTAGCGGAAGAACGGATTTAATACCAGAAGACTATGAAATAATCGATAAAAGAAAAATATCATCTATAGAACCTTTTGAATTTAAGTTTACTTTACGACCTTCGCAACAGTCTGTGTACGACGATGTCAATGACAGTTGTATAATTAACGCTTGGGTCAGTTGGGGAAAGACATTTACTGCGTTAGCTATCGCAAATAAACTTCGACAAAAAACATTGATAGTAACACATACAATATCATTAAGATCGCAGTGGGAAAAAGAAGTACAAAAAGTCTTTGGAATTTCACCAGGTATAATAGGTAGTGGGAGGTATGAAATAGATGCTCCCATTGTTATAGGAAATGTACAAACTCTTTATCGTAGAATGAAAGAGATTAGTAATGTTTTTGGAACAATTATTCTCGATGAAATGCACCATGTATCTAGTCCTACTTTCACTCGAATAGTAGATGCAAGTAAAGCAAGGTATAAAATTGGCCTTACAGGTACGATGGAAAGAAAAGATGGAAGACATGTTATATTTAGAGACTACTTTAGTACAACAGTGTATAAACCACCAAAAGAGAATTATTTAATACCAAAAGTAAATATTATAAAGTCTGGAGTAAGATTTCCAGACGGAGCAAAAACACCTTGGGCTGCTAGAATTAATGCTATAGCATATAATTGGGAGTACCAAAACATGATTGCTTTACTCGCAGCAAAGTATGCCGCAGAAGGTCACAAGGTTTTAGTTGTTTCAGATAGAGTTGATTTTTTAAAACAATGTAATAGACTAGTTGGAGATACTTCTATTTGTGTTACAGGAGAAATCCCTCACGAACAAAGACCTGATATGATAAAACAGATATTTACTGATAAAGATATTCTTTGTGGAACTCAAAGTATTTTCTCAGAAGGAATATCCGTAGACTGTTTGAGTTGCATTATTTTAGCAACTCCAATTAATAACGAACCCCTTCTTACACAATTAATTGGTCGTATAATAAGAATTTATGACGGTAAACCTCAACCTACAATTGTTGATATTCATTTTGAGGGTAAAACCGCAAGACGACAGGCAAATGCGAGAATGGGGTATTACATGAAACAGGATTATGAAGTTGAAACGATTTAACATTCAAAAAATACTTCTTGACAAATGCTTGATATTTTGATATAATGGTATTCTATAATTGGAAAAAGATAAGGAAAGAGACCAATGGAAACGTTGGTGACATTATAGCCGTGCTATATATCTTAACCTATAAAAAAGAACCTCCAATCAATAGAAAGGATAGACGATTCAAGTATTGGACTAAAAGTTTTTATGGAGAAAGTTTTTTGTTGAATCCTGAATCACTTCTTATCCAAAGAAACAGATACTCAGATGTAGAAATTGCGCAGTATGCTGGTATCGCATCATTGCGTAATTATTTTGATTATCAAAGTAAAAAAGATACCACACTAGACTTGCTAAACTTTACAGGTAAGCAAGATATATTAACGAAAAATAGATTACTACGAGTAGAAAATGGTAGAATTCATTTTTTATTTGAAGAAATCACTAAAGAGGAATTAAAATGGCATTAACATTTAATAAATTAAAGGGCGAAGCCCAAAAAGGAAAAATCGAAAGCTACACTTATGTAGAAGGAGATAACACAGTCCGTATGGTTGGAGACGTATGCGCAAGATATGTTTACTGGCTAAAAGGAGAGAACGATAAGAATGTTCCTTTCGAATGTCTATCTTTTGATAGAGAGAAAGAAACATTTAATAATCTTGAAAAAGATTGGGTAAGAGAATATTATCCAGATCAAAAATGCACATGGTCTTATGCAATTCAATGTATACACGATGGCAAAATCAAAGTATTAAATCTCAAGAAGAAATTACTTGAGCAAATCTTACTAGCAGCTGAAGATTTAGGAGATCCAGCAGACCCAGAAACAGGATGGGATGTTTACTTTAAAAGAATAAAAACTGGCCCTATGGCTTACAATGTAGAGTATCAGTTACAACCTTTAAAGTGCAAACCAAGACCTTTAACTGATAAAGAAAAAGAATTAATTACTGATCTTAAGTCTATGGACGAAGTCCTTGCTAGACCAACCCCTGATGCACAAAAAGAATTATTAGATAGAATCAGAGCAGGTTCTTCAAATTCTGATGCTGATGAAAGTATTAATGAGGAGTTTGATATATAATGTTAGCAATAGGAGACGAATTTCCAGAGTTTACTCTGAATGGAGTAGCATATAATACTCATCCAGACCAACCCGACCATGAATTTACAGTAGTAAATAGTTGGGCATTAAAAGATTGGTCTGTGATTTATTTTTATCCTAAAGATTTTACTTTTATATGTCCTACAGAAATAACAGCAATGGACGATTTACTAGCAGAGACAAGTGAAGTTTTTGGGATTAGTGGAGATAATGAACACTCTAAATATGTTTGGAAAACTATGAATGAACATGACCCAATGTATAGAGTTGAACATACTTTACTAGCAGACTGCGGACTCAATTTAGCTAGAGAATGTGGAGTTGTAAACGAAGATGAAGGAGTATGTTATAGAGCTACCTTTATTACAGACCCTGAAGGAGTTATTGCACATATCTCGGTAAATCGTGATGATACAGGAAGAAATGCAAAAGAAATATTAAGAACTTTACAAGCACTTAAAGCAGGTGGATTAACTGGCTGTGAGTGGGAACCTGGCGAGGATTTTGTAGGGTGATTTTATTTACAGCAGATTGGCATATTAAATTAGGACAGAAAAATGTTCCTATACCTTGGGCATGTACCCGTTATAAATTATTTTTTGAACAACTAGAAGATGTTGTTATGAAAAATAATGTCAGTTTGCATATCATTGGCGGGGATTTGTTTGATCGAGTCCCCTCAATGGACGAACTCACACTTTACTTTGACTTTGTAAAGAATGTTAAATGTTGGACAATTATCTTTGACGGTAATCATGAAGCAACTAGAAAGAATAAAACATTTTTTACAAATTTAAAAAGAGTGACAGAAGAACTCAATCCTCATGTAAAAGTTATAACAGAAACTTACTATGAAGATGACTGGGCGATTCTTCCCTATGCAGATTTGCATAAAAAGAATAGTATAGAAGATATAAATACAGAATATTTATTTACTCATGTGCGTGGAGAAATACCACCTCATGTTAGTCCTGAGGTAGAACTAACTAGATTTGATAAATTTAAAACTGTATTTGCAGGAGACTTACATGCTCACGAGAATACTCAACGAAATATTGTATATCCTGGCAGTCCTATGACTACAAGTTTTCATAGAAATTTAGTAAAAACAGGATATCTTCTTATAGAAGATGACTGGTCTTGGACATGGCATCAATTTGATTTACCTCAACTATTACGAAAAACAGTATCAAGTACAGAAGAAATGATACAAACAGAGTGGCACCATACTATATATGAAGTAGAAGGTGATGTATCAGACTTGAGCGGGGTCAAAAATTCAGACCTATTGGACAAAAAAGTAATTAAGAGAAAGACAGAAGCCACTCTCATATTGAACAAAGAGATGACGATAGAAGAAGAATTAGGAGAATATCTATCGTACATATTAGAATTAGATGAATCAAAAGTTAAAAAGATTATAGGAGTTTTTAGTGATAACGCTCAAAAAGCTATCGTGGAATAATTGTTTTAGTTATGGCTCAAACAATGAAATAGACTTACAGAAAAATACATTAACACAACTTATTGGTACAAATGGTGCTGGTAAGTCTTCTATACCTCTAATTTTAGAGGAAGTTCTATTTAATAAAAATTCCAAAGGCATTAAAAAAGCAGATATTGCAAACAGACAAGTTAATAATGGTTATGATATCAGTCTTGACTTTATTGTAAATGAAGACGAGTATCATATTGATGTACTTCGTCGTGCAAACATAAAAGTAAAATTGCTTAAAAATGGTGAAGATATATCAAGCCATACAGCAACAAATACTTATAAAACATTGGAAGAAATTATTGGTATCGATTTTAAAACTTTTTCACAGATTGTATATCAAAATACCAATGCAAGCTTACAATTTCTTACAGCTACTGACACAAATCGTAAGAAATTTTTAATTGATTTATTACAGTTAGATAGATATGTGTCTTATTTTGAACTATTTCGTGAGCTTTCTAAAGATGTTGGCTCCCAAATTTCTCGAGTAGATGGGAAAATTGCAACTATTGAAAAATGGTTAAATGACAATAAATTAGAAGATACATCACTACTATCAAAAATGGATTTACCAAAAAATTCAGAAGAAGACGAGAAAACTTTACGTTCATTACAAATAGAATTTCAAAATATCTCTGAAAATATCAAAAAGATAAATCAAAATAATCATTATAGAAAAGAGCTAGAGTCCATAGATATTCATGAACATAGAAGAATATTGAGTGAAAATCCTGAAAAAGTAGATACTTCGGGTTATCTTACAGGACTTGGCAGTTGGAAGTCAGAAATGTTGCATGAACAAAGCATGCTAAATAAATATCAAAAATTACTAGATACTGAAGACCATGTTTGCCCTACTTGTGGAGAAGATATAGATGTCACCTTCATTAAAGAGCAAATGGTAGAGCATAAAGAAAGGATAGAAAGCTGTGAAAAATTTTCGAAAAAAGATAAAGAAAAACTTGCAGAGGCGCAGGAAGTCAATTCACTTCATGAAGAAGCAACAGAAGGAGTTAGAAAGTGGGAAGAAATCTATAGAAGCATAGACCAAAATCTAACAAGCACTCTTCCAAATGCAGATGAAATAAGAAAACAAATTGGCATATTAGCAGAAAAGAGAGAGCGACAAGAAAGAAAATTAAAAGATGCTATAGAACATAACAATAGTGTAGAAAGACATAATACTCGTATTGGTATTATATTAGAACAGACGGAAGGTTTTGAAACAGAACTTACAGAATTAACAGAAAATTTAAGTAATATAGAAGATAAGTTTTCAAGTATAGAAATATTAAAGAAAGCATTTAGCACAAACGGACTACTTGCTTATAAAATAGAAAATCTTGTAAAAGATTTAGAAGAGCTAACAAATGAATACTTAGCAGAACTAAGCGATGGTAGATTTAGTTTAGAGTTTGTAGTTCTAAATGATAAACTAAATGTTATCATAGAAGATAATGCTAAATCAGTTGATATACTTGCACTAAGTGCAGGCGAGTTAGCAAGAGTAAATACTGCTACTTTACTAGCTATAAGAAAGCTAATGAGCAGTATCTCCAAGTCTCAAATTAACATTTTATTCTTAGATGAGGTTACAAATGTTCTTGATGAACTTGGAAAAGAAAGATTGGTAGAGATATTATTAAAAGAAGAAAACTTAAATACTTATATAGTATCTCATGGATGGACACACCCACTTCTAGAAAAAATAGAAGTGATTAAACAAGAGGAAATGAGTTATTTAAATGAATAAACCAAATTTATATAAAAGAATAACATTGTTCATTGTAGATAGTTGGCGATTAGTCATGAATGCTAAGTACAATCCACTTAAACATATTCCTGACCCTAGTTTACAAACATACTTTATGTTAGTATTATTTACAATGTGGTCAGTATATTTTGGATTTGTTGCAACTTATTACATGGGCTGGTTAGGTTATAACACAGTTATCAGTATTATAGTACATGCTGGGGTATTAATACCATTAGCATTTACAAATGCAATCTTTTTAGATGCAGAAAGAGACAATGCTCCATGGTTATTTCAATGGAGAACTGAACAAGAACAATGGAAGTTTTGGAAAAATAGACCTTCAACAAAAGGCCAGAACATAGTCAAATGGGACATAGATAAGGAAGCGTAATGAAAGGATATATATTAACAATCTGTTTAGCCATAACAGGAACAATAGTAATGGCATATAATAATTTAGAATATAAAAATGTACCTCGTGTACATGCTTGTTACGGGGAATG